CCTTCTGTAAATTGCAGTTTTGACACAACACTTGCAAATTTTCCTCTAGGTCTGAACCGCCCAAACGCTTTGGCACGATGTGATCGATGTGAAGCTTGCCTTCAGTCTCTCCACACCTTTGGCAGCAATATCCATCACGCATCAGGATTCGTTCACGGATTCGACGCCAGCCTTTGGTGCTGCCATTCTTCCACGCATTTGACATCTAGTAATGCCCTACTCTTTCGTGAAATTTCCATGCTGCACACATTGATCCATAGCGATGGTTGATGTATTTGATTGATGCGTCAATTTGACGATAGCCGTCGAGATTGCGATACCAATTAGAACGCATTTGCCCTAATCCGTAGTGACTGCCGTTCTTTGCTCGAACATCCCATCTTCTATTCTCTTTTGTGATGATGTCTTTGAAGCACATGAATTCATTCCAATCAATGATCCTTGAATGTGCATATAGTTTGTAGTGATCGATGGTAGTTGCCTGTGCAGGTTGCACGTTTATTGCTAATGAGCCTATCAATAGGCAGACCCCTGGCATTAGCTTCACTACTCGCTGCGAGCTTGCCGGCACACCGGCTCTCCGCGAGAGCATGAAGCGTACCGACCATGTCAAGCAAATCCGCAAATTGTGGATAAGTCGTGCGGGGCTTCGGCGTGTTGTCCACAGGTTATCCACAGGCATCAATCCTTACCCCAACCAGTACCCTTGAAGTGAATCGGTGCTGATGTCCACATTCTTTCCATTGACACCAGGCAGTAATCGCATCCAGGTGAAGATAGATCGTCCTCGAAGCCTGCCTTGATTACTTTGATGTCAGAGCAAACTGGGCATCTAAATTCATAGCTCGGCATCTTGCACCTCGAATAGTTGAATACCCAATACGCCGCAGCTCATGCACTCGACGCAATGTACGTTGGGTGGCAGGTTGTCGGTGATTGTGACTATCTTGTGATCCGTTGCCTTCTTTTCGACTCGACAATCAAGCTTGACTAACTTGAGCATAGATACTCCTATTCAAATTCTCGATGGGATTCAGGTCTGATGGGTTGATCCAGTACGATCCATCGCTTCTCTTGCGTTGCGGCCTTCTTGCCATGCCAATGGGAATCCATCCGACGATGTAGTAATTGGGTGAATTGCCTGTGACTAGCACTGCCACATCTTCAGCCCGGTCACGATCACGAAGTATCAGACACCCATCCTTCCAGGGTGTGTGCTTGACTTCAAGATTCCAACCCACATCAGCTTGATTCTTGAATGTATTGACTGTGGGCTTAAATGGGATGTCTCGATGAAAGTATTTGTGGACAACGTTTTCTGCCCCTATTGCTTCGCTGTTGCGTGCAATGTCCTGGAATAGATTGACCTTCTGCACGCTGTAATCGTTCATGCCTTCTGATCCATAGGCACGCAGTAGGGCATAGGCCGCACACGTCATTTCTTCATCGTGTGTCAGCTTGACCGGAATCATTTGCACTCCTGGCAAAGCCAAATCATGGCCAATCCATCAGCTTTGACGTGATAGCCACCTGCCAACGGCTTTGGCTTCTCACATTCGTCACACATTTCGTATTCGCCTGGCTTGAAGATTTCGAAGTATCCCATCAGATTCGTTCCTTCCACTTGCCATCACTGCCGAGTACGTACCAAATCGCCTGGCATTGATTGGCTTTAATCTTCTCGGGGCAGACATGGCCTCGGTAGGGCTTGCCATTCTTTTCGCCTTCTTTGAGGATCATGTGTCCATGTGGGCAGATTGGCGATTCAGATTCAAGCTTGCCGCCTAGTTCACTGGCGATTTGCTGGACGGCTGATTTTGCTGTGGTGAATCCAGGTTCATCCCAAATTGGCTTACTCCATGGATCGTCCTCGACGAAAGCCTTTGGCATCGTTTCGACTTGCTGCATTGATTCCAGGCTGGGTTTCGTCTCTGTGCCCAATACCACTGAAGCGCATCGACCAATTGCGCTGCTGACAGTATCCTCGATATACCAGCGTTTCATTTGGACGTTGTATGCCCCAACCATGCCGTGTGCGTAGTCAATGGCGGCTGGCTTCTCATCTTCATAATGACGATAAATCCGGCACTCGATGAGGATGTAGCCCTTTTCCGGGTTCCAGTCGATAATCGATGTCTCGATGCGGTTAGTCGGATACGTCGCGTGCAGTCTGATGACCTTTTGATTGACTGTCTCGTAACCATCTAAGAAGCCGGCCATTATTTGACCGCCTTTGAAAGAGCCTGGCCGCGGCGATAGCCGATTGCCTTGCCTTCTTTGTAGCCATCCTCACGGCCTGCGTAGTATCCGCAGACCAAAGCGAAGATATGTGTCATCACTAGGATGATTTGTAGCATTGTCATTTTTTCTCCCGATGGGAGCTTGTCGATTCTCCCTACGCATAAGGTGACGCATCGGGCTGACAATTGCAAGAATCCCGCCTAAATATCGGCGTGTCTAACGCTTCCCATGATCGTTGAGATGCTGGATGAGCAATGCCCGGATTTCCCGCACGTCATGGCGTAGTCCTTCGGCAAAGCCGTTTGAGACCGGCCTTGAATTGCGTTCAGACTTAGCTGCGAAAATGGCTGCGATGGCAGAGATAGTTGCCGCGGCGATTACGCCTACGGCTTGAATCGTCTCGGTCATTTGTCATTGATGCCAAACTGCTTATCGTTGGGATTGAGCCAACGGATGATGACCGGAAGTACCGCAGTTGCGCCGGCGGCGATGATTGCCTTTGGATCGGTGACGCCTGCCAAATACACGGCCAAAGAAGCTGCTAGGAATGATCGTGCCCAACTTGCTGCCATTGCCTTCAATTCAGTCATTTTCTTTCTCCAACTTTGCTATCAACGCAGCGACCTTCGCCGGTGGTAATGCGACTTCAAAGTGCATTTCATCTTTGCGATTCCTGAAATCGCCACCCCAAATTAACCCATATTTTTTGGCCAAAGCACGGATCATGGGCACTTTTTCATTTGGGAATGTTCCAACCTTGCCCAATGGATGTTTCATGGCATTGAGATCGATGGCGGTGCCCGATGAATGGTTGGAAAGCTTCCCCACATTTCCACGAATATCCCGAAAGGCATATCCCCAATCATCGAGCTTTGCCCCATCGATTGGCTCGATAAGTCTGTTGAATTCAGCCGCAAATCCGATGAGCAATGGCGCAACGGCTTCAGCACAAGCCAGTTTCAAATCGGTGCCTGGGACTGAAAATGACTTGATATTTATTGCAGCCCGATCTTTTGATGCAGGCCAGCCGTTAGCTGATAGGGATGTGTTCTGCATTTTCACATTCCCATTGTTTCAAATTATTTAATCTCAATTCATCGTGCCCGCAATTTGGCATGGGTGGAATAAAGGCATCGTCAATCGAATCATACGAATATCCGATACCAGCATAGTTGAATCTAATTGAACCGGAATAACTTGTCCTGACACATTTTTGTCCGCGAAAGTTTCCATACCAAATTTCAGGGTCTAAACCTTCAATCAGTTCATTTTCATCAATACCCACAATGACTTCAGTGACAATATTTGAATCATCTAAAAATGCGTAATGTGCCATTATGTCCAACTCACATTTCCTGTGCCAGCTGTAATCGTTGTTACCTTAAAACCACCCGAAGGTGATGCGGTTGTACCTGTCAAGCCACTTCCAATAGTGATGGTAATTGTGTCGGGATATTTCAAAATGACAATGCCTGAACCACCTTGTGAACCACCAAAAGTCCCACTTACTGCACGACTACCACCGCCACCACCGCCTGTGTTAGCTGTGCCGTTTCCGCCGTTGCCGTTATTAACACCATTACCACCGCCGCCGTTGCCGCCCTGTGATCCTGTGAATGGCGCACCGCCACCGCCAGCACGAAATGTAGCTGTTCCGTCAATTGAAGATGAAACTCCAACACCGCCGTTGCCATAAGTGCCACCTGTACCAGCTGCGCCAGCACCGCCGCCCGAATTTTGTCCCCCTGCGTAACCTTGATTTGCTGTGCCAGCTGCACCCGAAGGATAACCGCCACCGCCTGAACCGCCTGAACTAGCCGCCGCAACGCCTTCACCTTTACCGCCGCCATTTGATGTGATTGTGGCAAATACGCTGTTTGAACCGCTTGTGTTTGCGCTTGCTCCTGCTCCGACTGTAACTGTGTAATTTGTCGATAGTGCATAAGTGAATGGGGTTTCCGCGGATGCACCGCCGCCCGAACTTTCACCGGTTACGGAACAACGGTATCCACCGGCTCCACCGCCGCCGCCGTCATAAAGTCCAGCCGCGGCATTACCTGATCCACCACCGCCCGCTACTACAAGAAAATTAATTGCGGGTACTGTCAAATTTCCAGTGATTGCTGACGCAAAAATACCAATTCTGCTCATTTATGATAAATCACCAATCACTGTGAATACATTGCTGGCTGTGCAAATTACTGTGCAGGCAGAATAGCGTGCCCGCAATTTTGGCGCAGCTGCCGTTGCACCTGTTGAAGTAATCGTGACCCCCGCACCGGCTGCGAATGTGGTCAAGCCAACGCCTATCGACTGGACATCAAATTGCTGACCTGCGCTAAATACTGAAGGTGGAATGGTGACTGTGACTGCGCTTGCATTGGAAGTTGTCACAAGCTTGTCGGCGTCGCTGCCCACGAATGTGTAAGTCGTTCCAGTCTGCGCATTAAATGAAAGAAGCTTTGGCGTCGCTGCTGCCGCTAAATCGTATGCTGATTTAACCGCGTTAGGTGTTGCAGCTGTCGTGGTCGAAGTGCTGGACGTTGAATCAGTAAGCTGAACGGCACCCGCCTGTGATGTGGATGCGGACTGAATTCCGACTGTGATTGCACCTGATGTACCGCCACCGGTTAGTGGTGAAGTGGCTGTGATTCCTGTGATGTCACCTTGATCATTGGCGATCCATACGAAATCCATATCCGTATTGGAATTCTTTGCCAGGATTTGACCAGTAGTGCCGCCCAATAGGTCGGACATCGATGTTGCTACCGCTTGTCCAAATACTTCAAAATCGGCAGGCAGGTCTGTGACCAGGTCTGTGTTCGTTGGCATTTGCCAGCCAAACGGCGTAGTTGGATTGCTCATGTTTTCTCCTTATGCGACCACTAGGGCAGTTTCCCACGTGA